TGTTCAGATGACCTTTTATCATCCCATAAGACTTTGTAATAGTATTGTTTTGTACCAACCTTATTAACTCTTGTAAAGGCTTCTGTAATGCTTCCTTCTTTTAACGTGTACTTATTAGAACGTACTGCTGTCATTTTTCTTTTTACACGATCATCAACTTTAAACCGTTGACCAATTAGCTTATTGGGCATAATTTGTTAAAAAATAGTATATTAGTTTCAACAGACATTTTAGTTATGGGTAACGACAAAAAATTAGAATTATTACAAAATCTGCATACAGTTCTTATAGAAAATCTGTTGGATAAGGTGAAGAGTGGAGAGGCAAAGGCAGGTGATCTTAACGTAGCTAGACAACTTCTTAAGGATAATGGTATTGAATGTATCCCCACAGCAAACAATCCTATGGAAGATCTGATGTCAAGCCTTCCAGACCTTGATGTGATACCTGCCTTAGAAAGATAATTTGAAAATTCTTGTTGCCTGTGAATACTCTGGCAGAGTACGAGATGCCTTTATAGCACAGGGGCATGATGCAATAAGCTGCGACCTGTTACCCACAGAAGTAGAAGGGCCACACTATCAGGGTGATGTTAGAGACATCCTGAACGATGGTTTTGATCTAATGATTGCACATCCCAGTTGTCAGCACCTTGCTGTCTCAGGTGCGGCACACTTTTGGAGAAAGCAGAAAGAACAGAAAGAATCTCTTGATTTTGTAAGACTGTTAATGAACGCACCAATACAGAGATGGTGTATAGAAAACCCTGTCAGCATCATAAGTTCTGCAATAAGACCAGCAGATCAGACAATACAACCTTGGATGTTTGGACATGGAGAGACAAAAGCAACATGCCTATGGCTTAAGAATCTACCCAAACTAAGACCAACCAATATTGTTGAGGGTAGAGAACCAAGAGTGCATATGATGCCACCAGGACCTGACAGATGGAAAAACAGATCACGAACTTATAATGGGGTAGCACTGGCAATGAGCCGGCAATGGACAGAAGATGCACCTCTTCAGTTAAACTTTTTTGAACAATATGCAACCGCTTCCTGAGAAACTACAAGACTTTAGATATTTCCTGATCATTACTTGGCGTCATCTTAACCTGCCAGATCCTACACCTGTTCAATTAGACATAGCTGAGTATTTACAATACGGCCCTAGAAGAAAAATCATACAGGCGTTTAGAGGTGTTGGTAAAAGTTGGATTACATCTACCTATGTTGTGTGGAAACTACGGATGAATCCACAACTAAAGTTCCTTGTTGTCTCTGCAAGTAAGGACAGAGCAGATAACTTTTCTACTTTCACCATGCGTCTTATCAATGAGATGCCAATATTAGCTCCATTGCGTCCAGAAGACACTCAGAGAAACTCCAAGATAAGTTTTGATGTTGGCCCTGCATCTGCTGATCATGCCCCTTCTGTAAAGTCTCAGGGTGTCTTAGGACAGATGGCAGGTAGTAGAGCAGATGAAGTGATAGCTGATGATGTGGAAGTACCAAACAACAGCTTTACTCAACCGATGAGAGACAAGTTAAGTGAAGCTGTTAAAGAATTTGATGCAATCTTGAAACCTAACGGTAAAATAACCTTTCTAGGAACACCACAAACAGAACAATCTCTTTATTTAACCTTAGAAGAGCGTGGATATACAACCCGTATCTGGACTGCACGTTATCCAGAACTTAAAAACAACTATGGAGACAGATTAGCTCCCAAGTTAGCTCAAAGGCTGTCAGAAGAGCTTGTAAAGCCTAAAGATCCTGTTGACCCTGATAGGTTCTCTTCAATAGATCTGATGGAACGTGAGGCCTCCTATGGACGTTCTGGGTTTTCTTTACAATTTATGCTAGACACTAGCCTTAGTGACCAGGATAGATACCCTCTCAAGCTATCAGACCTAATAATATCTTCAGTAAACCCAGATCATGCACCAGAAAAGGTAATCTGGTCTTCTTCTCCCGAATATGTCATCAAAGAACTACCTTGCGTAGGGTTTAATGGTGATCATTTCTACCGACCTGCCCAACAATTCGGTGATTGGATTGAATATACAGGCTCTGTAATGTTTGTAGACCCCTCAGGTAAGGGTAAAGATGCCACAGGTTATGCAGTAGTAAAAATGTTAAACGGTAATCTATACGTTCCTGATGCAGGTGGACTAAACGGAGGCTATTCTGATGCAGTTTTAACAACCCTAGCAAAGATAGCTAAGACAAATAAAGTAAATACAATCCTTGTTGAGTCAAACATGGGTGGTGGTATGTTTGCAGAACTCTTAAAACCCTTCCTTATGAGGTATCACCCCTGTGAAGTACAGGATGTACGCAATACAAAGACTAAAGAATTAAGAATAATAGACATCCTTGAACCTGTAATGAACTCTCACAGGCTAATAATCGACAGAAAGGTAGTAGAAAAAGACTATAGATCTAACCCTAATGAAGCACCTGAAAGAAAACTAAAACTACAACTTTTCTATCAGATGTCTCGTATTACAAAACATAGAGGTTCCCTGGTACACGATGACATCTTAGATGCTTTATCAGGGGCTGTAGCCTACTGGACTGATTACATGGCTCAAGATGAAGACCGTAATATAAGATCTCGTAAAGATGAATTACTATCCATACACCTCGATAACTGGGGTTCTTCTCTTAACAACACCATTACTCAAACTGCTCTAGGTCTTACTCCTACACAGATAAGAAATTCTAATGCCTCTAATGATGGATTTATAAGTAATTCTTATTAGGTCGTACTTGTGACCTAAATGAAGGGGGGGACTATAGGGGG